AGTAGTTGCCATATTAACTGCACCATCAATATCTACAACGTCTAGATTAGTTGTGCCGTCTACGTCTAAATCACCATTAAAGTCTGCATTTCCTGCAAGAGTTAGAGTGGTTGCCATATCAACTGCACCATCAATGTCCACAACATCTAAGTTTGCAGTACCAGCTACATCTATTGCACCAGATATGTCTAGTGTAGCTGCATCAAGTTCACCAGTAATAGTTAGGTTTCTTACACCTGTGTAATCCTTATTAGAGTCTAGTATAACTGCTTTACTTGCAACGGCTGTACCTACGGCTGTACTACCTATGTCTAATGCGTTTAACTCACCTACAACCGCAGTAATACCATCTAAAGCGTTTAGTTCTGCTGCAGTACTTGTGACACCATCAAGTATGTTTAACTCGTCAGGTGTAGATGTAACAGCAGTATTACTTGCTGCAGCTAATACAGGAATTGTACCACTTTGATCAGGTAGATTAATAGTTCTATCTGCTGTAGGATCTACAATCGTTAGTGTGGTTTCGTTATTGTCTGCAGTAGCACCTTCAAAGACAATAGCATTTTCTGCTTCCATTGTAACAGTATCAACTGTAGTAGTTGTACCTGCTACAGATAAATCACCTGTTATTGTAAAGTTACGTATGCCTGTATAGTCTTTATTAGAATCAAGTATAACTGCTTTAGAAGCTACTGCTGTACCTACTGCAGTTGAACCTATATCAAGTGCATTAAGTTCTCCTACCACTGCAGTAATACCATCTAGTACGTTTAACTCTGAAGCTGTTGAGGTAACTGCTACATTTTCATTAATTTTAGGAGATGTTAATGTCTTGTTAGTTAGTGTGTCTGTAGATACAAGTGATACTAGTGTTGAGTTAGCTCCTGCAGGTAACATAAGATTATTAGTTACACTTGCTGAGTGAGGTTGTGCAAACACTTTTTGTCCGTGACTATTACTTTCACAGTTAAACATTATAGCACCTGAGTTGGTGTTACCTCTTACTACAACTGTACCTGTTCCGTTAGGTGTTATGCCAATATTACCATTAGATGTAGACGTTATAATAGTACGAGCTAAAACATCTAAGTTGCCGCCTAATTGTGGTGATGTATCTTCTACTACGTTAGCCAGATCATCACTTGAACCAGTACCAGCAAGAACAGTACTTCTAGTAATTTTTTTAAGTCCACCACCAGATGTATCAATAGCTAAAAAGACATCATCATTAGCAGCAGTTGATATTTCAGTTAAAGAAGATACAGCAGTAGGATTAAAATTAGTGCCATCTGCAATAAGAAGCATACTGTCTGTGTTAGTACCCATAACTAAATCATCACCTGATATAGTTAGATCACCTGTTACAACAACGTCACCACTAAATGTAGCTTTACCATTAAGTGCCATATCAATGTCTAGTGCAGTAATTGCACTTGCACCATCTGTACCTTTAATGGCTAGGTTTTTATCAGCAGTTTTTACTATTAAATCAACATCACCAGAACCATTAACTACATCAAATATAGATGTTCCACCAGATTTAACAGTTACATTATTGCCACCTGCATCAAGAATAATATCTCCACTAGAATCTAGTGTGATGTCTGTTCCATCATTAGTAATAGTGTCTAGTGCGATGCCTCCTACATTAGTAATGTCAGCGTCACTAAATGATGTAGCACCTAATGTGTTAGCTGCAGCAGTAGAAGTAATACCTGCACCTGCAGTATATAAACCTCCAGTAGCTAATGTACTAGACAGATCTACTGTACCGTTTATGTCTATAGCTGTAGCAGTTAAATCAATCTCGTCTGTTGCTGCAATAGATAAAACTGTTGCACTAGAACCGTGAATAAATTGACTAGCATCGTTAAAAAGTATTTTGTTTGTAGAGGCAATAGTGAGGTCAGAAGCAATATTAACTGCACCGTCAATATCAACTACGTCTAGGTTTGTAATGCCATCAACGTCTATGTTTCCTGAGATGTCTAAAGAAGCTGCAGCAATTTCTCCACTAGCAACTACTGCACCATTTATATCTATAGTAGTTGCAGCTATCTGTATTTCAGTGTCAGCTACGAGATCTAATTGTCCATCAGCAGATGAGTTAATGTATATTGCTGTATCACGGAACTGTAGTTTTTCTGTAGTCGCAATAAGTATGTCGTCAGAAAACTCAAAGTAATCCTCGTCTTCCATCCATTTCAATACACCGTCAGCACTTTCACCATCAAAGGTAATAGTAATATCTGTGCCTGAAGTAGCTGCACCAAAGGTAAGTGTGTTACCTAATAGTTTAGTTACTGGTCCACCTTCGCCTGCAGTACCATCGTGAGTGTGTCCTGAACTAGCCGTAAATGCAGCTAAGAGTTGGTCAAACTCATCGTTAGTATCCGCTGCATTGATAGTGTCCCCATCTGCATAATCCGATTGTCTTGTATAGGTTGCACCCATTATCTTCTAGCCCCTAATTGAAATTCCATTTGAAATCCTTTTAATGAATACGGACCTGTTTCATTAGCTCCATCTTCTACTCTTAATGCTACGGCAAAGCCTGAACCTTCTACTGATTTTCTTACAATAGGCTGTGAAGGACCACCGTATGTAGCCCCACCATAAATTGACACTGCACCGTAAGTACCTGCAACGTCAGTTGAATCTAGAGGATACGCTGCTGGTCTTGAAGAATCTTGGGATTCGTAATCATACCGTACAAACATATCTGCGTCAATAGTTGATTCAGGTGCGTAGTTAATATTTACCCTTTGCATGTGTTTTCTTATACCCGGATCTCCAAAGGTTAAATCTGGGCTGCGATATTTAGCTTCTACTAGTGTGCCGTTAAAAGTATTACCTTGATCTTGTCTATGTACAAATCCATCAAAACTTCCGTGTATAGGTATAACATTTCCTGATTCTACTACGCTATCTGTACAAGCAGGCTTAATGCCTTTCATCTGAGAAAACTCAAATGTTTGTCCTTTAAGAACACAAATAACACCTATTGTACCTTTTTCTGCACCACCGTCTTTAGAAAAGAAAATTCTGTATTGTGTTTTATCAGGTATAACTAAAGAAGTAAAAGCTCCTGAGTCATTAAGATTATCTCTAAACAAAGATTGTACATTAGAACTAATTGTACCTAGCTCAACGTCACCAATTCTTGCAGTACCAGCAATAGTTCGTAATCCATCTGGGCCTAAGAAAATTAAGTCACCAGCAAACTCTTGTATTGTATCTCCGTTAACGCAACCAATGTTACGTGTAACAGGTACAACAGCAAAGTTAGTACTTGATGTTCCCGATAGTTTAAATATCCTGTTTTCACAAAAGATAAACAAGTCTTCACGGAAAACTTTAAGTCCTACAATAGTGTCATCAACTTTAATGCTGCCTGCACCATCACCCGATGTAAAGTTATCCTCATCAAACGGAACACTAAATACTACTTCTTGTGGGGTACTAGACATGCCAGAGTAAAACATATGGTTTTTAAATGCAGCTACATGTTTAGCACCTGTTACAGAAGATGCTGATACGTCAGTAGCTGCCATTGATGTGTTAAATACAGTAGGTACATTATCTTGATCTACTATAATAAATTTATCACTGCCATCAAAGTTAAACCGTTCAAACTTATACTTAGCTGCGGCAGATCTTCCTGTGTCTCGTTCTGTCCAGCTTTCAGATATAACTGTATTAGATGAATGTAGTGCTGCTGTAGTACTACTTGTTGCTCTAGTTACACCAGTAAAAGTTGTAGCTGTTTTTCCTGTATAAGTAAATATTTCTGAGTCAATGTATATAGTACCACTAGAACTAAATGAAGTTGTACTCTTAGCATTTATAGTACCAGACCCAGACATTGTAGTACTAGCTATAATTTTTTGTGATAACGTAGTACTAGCAGAACTAAATATCTTTTCTCCTCTAGCAGCTACTACATAGTCGTGAAATAAAGCTGACATTAACATAGGCTCACTACTAAGTGATGTTGCAGGAACCTGCTGTATTATGTAGGGGGAAAAGCCATTAATGCGTCTATAGCCACCCTCAACGTCAGGCTCAAAGTTAGTTAACTCTAGAGCTTGTCCAGGCTGCATAATAAAAGTAGATTGGTTAAGAACCAGCCCACCCTCACAGTTGAATGAAAAAGGTTGTACCTGTGAATTATCTGGCATTAATTAACTCTGAGGGAGGAGCTAAAGCCACCCCTTGCGTTGTTTGGCATATACGTAGATCTTATATATTCATACTTATTTACTAACAGAGTTTGCATATTTTTTATGCCTTGTTCAAACCTAGTAAAGTTTATGCCGTATTGTTGTACTTCTCCTCGATACTGATACACAAAAGAAGTAGCCCCATCAACAATAACTGCCGCAAAACGATCAGGAATTGTTGTAGTACTACCGTGTAAAACCATATCCGTAGGGAAGGTAAAGTAGTCAAATTTTATTACAAAAGATTTGGTGGGGTATGGGAACAATAAATAGTTATTGTCTAAGGTTCGTACCACATGTGTGGGTACACCTCCGTCATCGAATTGTGTTACAACTACACCGCTACTATGAGCCGCAGCGGTTGTGCTATTTGCACCACGGCTAACTCCAGTAACATCGTTACCACTAATAGCAGTATACGTTACTTCTTCGTTTCCTATGTGTAACTTACCTGCACTATCTAAACCAGTAGTTGAGGTAAGAGTGAGAGTAGTGACGGAATTTGAATGAGAGCCATTTAAGGTTGTAGATATAATAAGATCTTCTTGATCTACATGTTTATTAATATAATCATTGTAGTCAAGGATGCCCAGTTTACCACCGCTGTTACCTAGCGATTCATCTGCTACTATTCTAAAAGTATTGTAGTCTACTACTTTAGTTGAGGCAGGAAGCGAGTACCGAACAACACCTGCGGTTAGTGTTTTACTTTCAGTAGCGTGGTTAAATGGGTAGTTAAATTCTCTTTGATTTATGTAGCGAACAGCTTCATTGATAGCAGTTTTAGCTTGTGTCTGTATTCCTCTAGAAGATGAAAATGTAGAAGATGTTAGTTCAACTTCATTTAACCTTGCTAGAACCTTGTTCGTTAAAGTTAGATAACTTTCTGCCATGTATATAATCTTTCACATAAATAAGGTGAAGGGGCCAGTTCAACCAGCCCCCTCATATGTTTTGTATTATGCTAATGTGTCTCTATCGACATCAACAGGTGCTAATGACCCTGTGTCGGAACAATCCATCATAACTGCAAATATCCTAATTATGCCACTAACAGGTGTTGTTGATAT